TTGCATCGGCTGTCACTGATGAAACGGGGAGTGGGGCGCTAGTCTTTGCTGATAGCCCTACGTTCACGGATGACATCACGCTCGGTACGCAGTCTACGACGCGTGGCTCCATTGTCTTTGCCAACACGGCTTCCGGGTCTAAGGCTGTCACGCTTCAGTCGTCCAACTCAACGGCTGCGGCTTATACTATTACGTTCCCTGCGGCTGCGCCGACCAATGGATATTATCTTCAAACTGATGGCTCGGGAAATCTCGCGTGGGCTGCAGCCGGTGGCGGTACTGGGTCTCCCGGCGGCGTAGACACAAATGTGCAGTTTAATGACGCTGGTTCATTTGGTGGTGATGCGGCCTTTACCTATAACAAATCTACAGATACCGTTACGTTAGGTGAAGCATCTACATCGACCGGGTCGCTTAAACTCGCTAATTCCGGCACGGCCAATACTGTTACAATTCGGTCTGGTGTTAATACCGCGTCATGGGTAATGACGCTCCCGACTGATGATGGCGCGAGTGGTCAGCTTCTACAGACAGACGGTAGTGGGAATCTGTCTTGGTATACGAGTACTGCTACTGGTGATGTGGTTGGTCCGGCATCTGCGACAGATAATGCTATCGCTCGTTTTGATGGTACGACTGGCAAGCTTATACAGAACTCCGCTGTTACGGTTGCTGATACGACTGGCGATATTACCGGCGGTAAATATAACGGTCTGACTGTTTCGACAACGACCGGCACGCTAACGGTCGCAAATGGTAAGACACTGGCGACGGACAATAGCGTTACATTTGTCGGAACAGACGGAAGTACAGTTAGTTACGGCACCGGCGGAACAATCGCTTATACGAGCGGTACACTAGCGCAATTTTCTTCCACCACCTCTTCACAGCTTGCTGGCGTTATTAGCGACGAGACTGGCACTGGGTCGCTTGTATTTTCTAATAGCCCAACATTTAACGATGACATTACGCTCGGTGTTGCTTCTACAGCTACCGGCGCGGTCAAGTTTACGGGCCTTACTTCTGGCCTTGTCACGTTATCTGTCGCTGATATAGCTGGTACTTGGACACTTAAACTGCCGACAAGCGCTGGTTCTAATGGTCAGGCTTTGACGACGGATGGCAGTGGTAATGCGGCTTGGACGACGATTACTGGCGGCGCGACCGGCGGCGGGTCTGATTCGATCTTTTGGAACAATGGGCAGACGGTGACGACAAATTATACTGTCCCGGCGACAACGAATGCTGGCACTTTTGGCCCGATTACGATTGATTCTGGAGTAACGGTCACGGTTAGCTCCGGCTCTAATTGGACGGTGGTATAATATGGGCGATTTAGTCCTTAAAGGCGCAACGTCTGGTCAGATCACGCTGACTCCGACTGCTATCGCTGGCACGAACACGCTGACGCTTCCGGCTAAAACCGGCAACATCATTACATCTGCGGATAGCGGGACGGTGACGCAGGGCATGATCGCCACGGGCGTAGCAAATACTGGCCCTGCGTTTTCTGCTTACGCAAACGCTAACCAAACTGTTACGCTGTCCACAATTACTAAATCAACGATAAATACGGTTGTATTCGACACAGCATCTTGTTTTGATACGACAAACAATCGATTTACACCTAATGTTACCGGATATTATCAAATAAACGGCATTATAAGAGGCGCTGCCGCTACGACATTTACGCAACTCCGCGTCTACATATATAAAAATGGATCGTGGTATTCTAGCGGTAGTGGTCTTTACTCCACTTTAACCGCCGGCGGCACAAATGAAGTGCAAATTTCCGACTTAGTATATTTGAACGGCTCTACGGATTATGTTGAACTGCATGGTCTTGTCGCCGGTTCGGGTACAGCGACATTTACCTATGCCGCTGGCATAGGCGCGTGTAGATTTTCAGGCGCTTTAGTGAGGGCTGCATAATGCCTTTGATTCTTTCAGGAACGACCGGAATCTCTGGTGTTGATGGCTCCGCTGGCACTCCGGCAGCGCAGGGCTCCGACACAAACACCGGGCTTTTCTTTCCAGCCGCAGATACTGTTAGTTTGGCGACAGCGGGCAGCGAGCGTCTTCGCGTATTTTCTAGCGGCGGAATGAGTCTCGGAAATACAACCGATCCCGGCGCGACAAATCTCTCCGTTTCTGGCACTGTGGCTGACGGAACGGCGGTTATCAGACCACTCGTCAATGGTGGTTCGTGGACTTATTCTAGCGGCACTCCGTCAACGATTGATCTGACGACGACAATGCCTTCATGGGTCAAACGCATCACCATAATGCTGAACGGTTTGAGCTTTGCGGCTGGTGGCATTTCAGTTGTGCGTGTCGGCTCTGGCTCGCTTGTGACCTCAGGCTATACCAGCAATAGCATGTCTTTTGCGACAACTCCGACAATAACTTCATCGTCTCAGACCGGCGGCATGGGTAATATCGGTACTAGCGCCGCTGCGACTACTGTAAACGGAACGCTCATTCTTACGAGTGATGGCGCTAATACTTGGACATATAGCCAGCAGATATTCAGAACGACGGATAACGTCTCTGTGCTGGCGTCTGCTTTTATAACGCTATCCGGTTCATTGACACATCTTTCTTTGGTCGCCACGACCAGCACATTCGACGCTGGCACCGTCTACTGGACTTACGAGTGAGACTATAATGGCCTCTACACTTAAATGCGACACGATCCAGAACGCTTCTAGCGCAACAGCTAACCTCACGTTAGACACAAGCGGCAACGTGACTGTCGGCAATACTCTGGCGATGGGTTCTAGCTTTCTGCGGAACCGCATCATCAATGGCGATATGAGCGTTTATCAACGTGGGTCCGTAGCGGCGACAACATCGGGCGCGTACACGTTGGATCGATGGTTTGTTACGCCGACTGGCGCGACTGTCACGGTTACGCAAAGCACAACGACTATCCCGACTGGCTTCGCTGATAGCCTTAACGTAGCTGGCGCGGCAAGCGTCACCAACGTGTCTGTCCGTCAGCGTATCGAAAGCGTTAACACGCAGGACTTGGCCAGCGGCGTTATTGTGACGGTATCCGGCCGCATCTATCAAAGCACCGGATCGGCGGTCACGACTGCGACGATTGCATTGGCTGCGCCGACTGCGCTGGACAACTACACATCCACCACATCGGCTGCGACGACTTACACCATTCCAAGCATTGCTAACGCTACATGGGTTCAGTTCAGCAACACGTTCACGCTGACGGCAAGCTGCGTCAATGGCCTACAGGTGACGATTGCGCTTGGCACTGGACTGACGACTGGCTCATTTAACCTTACCGGCGTCCAGCTAGAAGTCGGCTCAGTTGCCACACCGTTTGAGCGCAGGCAGCATGGGCAGGAGTTGGCGCTGTGCCAGAGATATTATTATAGAATTACCAGTAGTGTAACAAATGGTTCATTGGGAACGGGCAACAATGGCAGTACAACACAGGCTAATATTTTTACCCAGTTTCCGGTGAATATGAGAACTGCCCCAACTGCTGTAGAACAAACTGGAACCGCTGCTGATTATCAAGTTAATTCAGTAGTATGTTCAGCCGTTCCAGTATTCAGCGCAGTCACAGATGTGTGGGGTGCACTAACCACATTAACAGTCGCGTCTGGATTGACAGCCGGTCAATGCGTAAGGGGTTTGACGACATCATCTGGAAAATATCTCGGATGGAGTGCTGAACTATGAATTATCAATTCACTGACAGCGCTAATTCTGTCGTTGCTAAAATTGACGATGACGGCAAGTCGCGCATTTCGTTTATTGCTGACGCCGAAGGACCGTATCAGGACGAATACCGCGCTTGGCTAGAAGCCGGGAACGTTACTGAGCCATACGTTCCGCCGCCGCCTGCTATCCCGCAACAGGTTCCCATGTGGGCCGTTCGCACGGTGTTGCAGAACGATGGCCTGTTCGATCAGGCGCAGACGCTTATCAACGAGACAAGCGACAACGCTCTTAAGAACGTCTGGGAATACGGCAACTTTGCTGACCGCAATTCCCGCGCGATTAGCGTCCTCGCTATCGAACTCGGCCTGACCGAAGCGCAGATAGATCAAATGTTCATTGACGCCAACAATCTTACGGTGTGATCCGATGGCTGGACTTACCCTTCTACGAGTCGTTAGTAACGAACAACTCGACAAAGCTGAACGCGAACGGATGGACCAAGAGGTTCAGGCTAGGCAGCAGGATTCTGTAATCATTGGGCTATCAGCGCATTTGAAAGAATGCTGGGACGCGGCACGCATTGCTCGTGAGCCAATTAGCCACATTATGCTTCGGGCTATGCGCCAGCGTAACGGAGAATATGAAGCTGATAAGCTTAATGCAATCCGTAACCAAGGCGGGTCCGAAGTCTATATGATGCTTACGGAGGTTAAATGCCGGGCTGCTGAAAGCTGGCTCCGGGATATTCTCCTAGACACTGGATCACCGCCATGGGATTTAACGCCGACGCCGATTCCAGATTTATCGCCTAGTGTTAGCGCGGAGCTTCAAGAAGCTTTTGCTGAAGAAGTTATGGCGCTTATCCAAGCAACAGGTTCTGCGCCGAGTAAGTCGGAAATACTTGAGATAAAAGAGTCTGTTGCTCAGCAGTATAGGTTCAGGGTACTGCAGGCTGCGCAAATGCGCGTTGACAAAATGAAAATTAAGATCGAAGACCAGTTTGTACAAGGCGGCTGGCCGGAGGCATTCAACGAGTTTATTACAGACCTCGTCACCTTCCCATGCGCCTTTGTCAAAGGGCCAATTGTTCGGCGGCAGCGGTACCTTAATTGGGCTAAAACTCCAGATGGCAAAACAACCGTAGACGCTGGTGAACGCCTAGCGCCAGAGTTCGAGCGCGTTAGCCCATTTAATATATACCCAGAACCGGGGATCACCCGCATTAATGACGGGTATCTTTTTGAACACCATAGGCTAAGCCGCACTGCTTTGGCCGATCTTATTGGTGTCCCCGGTTACGATGACCAAGCAATTCGTAAAGTCTTGGAAGTTGGGCCGGGCCAGTCTTGGGTGACTGAAACAGTTGAAAGCCAGCGCGAGGAAGAGGAACGTAAGTTCTATACTGAATTGCGCCCGACTGATATGTTCGACGCCCTTGAGTTCTGGGGTAAAGTTAGCGGCAAAATGCTCCGCGATTGGGGGATGGATGAAGCCGATGCCCCAGATGAGGCTCGTGAATATGACGCCAACATCTGGCTGGTAGGTAATTACGTCATCAAAGCGATCTTGAATTATGATCCGCTGGGTGAGAAGCCATACGCCAAGACGTCATTTATCAAGACGCCGGGTTCGTTCTGGGGTCGTGGTATCCCTGAAATCATTGAAGACTTGCAGAATATTTGTAACGCCGCAGCCCGCGCCCTTGTGAACAACATGGGCATCGCGTCTGGGCCACAGGTCGAGGTTAATCTGGAGCGTA